GCACTTAATCCTCTTTTAAATTTTATTGTTGACATAATTTATTACCTCCATTTAATTTAATTTTATTTAATATGTTCCTCCGTCTATATTTACATTTAAATTATCTGATCCATCGAAATCTCCGCCATTGATTGGCATATAATTTAAATAATTCTTCATATCTGACAATTGCGCATCAATATTCTTAACTTCAACTTCTATTACCTCAATATCTTTCTTAGTTGCAACTATTACTGTTGGATCTATCTTTAAAGTTACACTTTCTACACTACTTACTTCTAATATGATTTTGATATACAAATCTTTCGTGCTACCTTCAGAAACTACTGGCTTATAAGTTTCTGAAATTTTGCTTATGGCAATTAAGTCATCATCTTCATCAAAAATACCAGCTTCTCTAATGAAAAATCCTCCAATAGTTGCTGGTATTAAGGTTTCTATTATTATCCAATTTAAGTTACTTTCATCTACAGAAATTGAGCTTATATTTCCTGACCATACTGGATTTACAAGTGAAGTTTGACTTTCTGATGGTTCATAGTATGCTCCTTTCCCATCTCCTATTTTTAGTGTTTTAAAATTTACTTTACTTCCTAAAACTGCTGAATTTGCTAATTTTGCCTTTCCTGTTGCAGTTAGTATTGTATAAAAATTTTCTGCCAAAATAACTCCTCTCCTTCTTATTAAATATTTTTTATTTTGCTTATTAATTTTAAATAAACACCTATTTCAAAATGTACTTGAAAACGTTCCTCCTTTCATTTCAACTCATAATTTTTTAGCTTTTAAATGCTTGTATAGTTATAATTTTTTAAAACTTAAATGGATATATTGTCATGCTTTCTGAAGCTTTGCTTTGACTTACACCAACTTGTAATTTTGTGCTTGTTTCAATATTTCTAGCAATCCAAGGATAAACAGTTATAATTTCACCTGTTGTAGCAACTAATTTGTAATAGGATTTTTCTTTACAAATTGAAATCAATTTATATTTTGTTCCTAGATGTGCTGGTTTTACTATTTCTATGGAATCATACATACTTACTAATTCACAAGAAAATCCTAAATCACTCAATAAATTTACCTCAAAATAATATTGATCATTATGTTGAATTACTTCAACTTCTGAAACAAAATTCTTACAAATTTGCTTTATTACTCCAACTGTAGTTGTACCTTTATTAATAAGCTTTACTAAAAGTGCTGCTTTTCTTTCTTCTAAGGTTTTAGACGTATTATTAGGTATTCCAATACGCTTTTCCCAAAGACTTATCCCCCATTCTGTTGCAGTTTGAGGCATTATTTGCAAAAATAAATCTGAAATATCCACTTCTAATTTGTCAAATGTCTTTCCATAGGCATTAAATATTTCCTTAAAAATATAACTATTTTGTATTTCATAAGGAACATAGCTCTTTAATTGTTCTACATATTTATTGTTTTCTGTTTCATTATTTGAGGACTTATTCATAAATAAATTTACTTCAGATATATTACTCATAAATAACTCCTCTCAATAGGTAACTTATTCATAAATGACACCTCCTAAAGATGCTTTATTTTCATCTATAGTTAGTATATTTTTAGTTTGATCGTTCATTTTAATTAAGGTTAAATCATTTACCCCTTCTGTCATCATTATTGTAGCTTCAACAGCATTTATCTTAACAACTCCTCCTGTTGGTATTTTTTGAAAATATGCTTCAAGTGATTTTTTTATATTAAAATGTACATCTTCTAAGCTAAATTTATCTTCTATAATTAAACCTTGAATATTAATATCTATTTTTATAGGAGTTACTGACGTGACAGTAACTGTAGCACCTATAGGAGCCTTTCCTGCTCCATATCCATCCTGTGGATCAATATATTCTTTTACATTTTTAATAATAGTATCATCTAACTGAGCTCCATTCTCTCCTGCAACAATTATTTTTACAGTGCCATTGCCATTCCAAAGAGGTTTTACTTTAACATACTCTACACCTAACACTTCCATTGCCCATTTTTCATAATCATGTATATTTCCGCTACTACTTTGTTCCCTTTCTTTGGATTTAATTCTATCCAATAGTTCCTCACTACTTTCTCTATCAGTACCTCCAGTCGTTGAATTCAAATTGCTAACACTTATTATTCCATTAATATTAATTGGAATTTGAACTATAGTGTTTGGTGCCACATTATATTTTGAACCTATTTCCATTGCTTTAATGCCTATAGTACATTTGCCATTTACAATTTTCCCTTGGGAGATTACTTTATATTTTAAACCTTCAACTGTCTGAACAATGCTGTTTTCGTTAATTACAGAATTATCAATACCTATAAATGTCACTTCACCTATAGAAAATCCTCCCTGCTTACGTTGTAATCCATGCCTTGCTGCATCTTGATCTATAAATCTATCATAGTCTTCTTTTGGAACTTCTTGCGCTGGCTCTCCAAACATTAACTTTAAAATTGTATCTAATGATCTATAGTATTCACTCATTATTTTTGCATATGGTGCAATTGCATCATATACAAAATATCCTTCACTTTTAGATATTCCCGACTCAATACTATTAAACATTTTTTCTTTTAAAACTTCCTCTGTATTATTTTCATACATCAATCATCACCTCCCCACAGTCTGTTATTGCTGTGAATGTAATTTTTAAAACATCATTACTTTTTTCAACCTTAAAATTACTAATACTTAAAATGTGTTCATTTTCTTTTAAACATTCTAAGGTTAATCTTTTTGCTTCACTTTCAACTAAACTTTTACTAATTCCTTTTCCAACTAGACTTTCAAATTCCTGTCCATAATCATCACTATAAATTGGATAAACAGCTTTACTTGTTTTAAGAGCTTTCCATATCCAAATCTTTAAAGCCTCAGTTCCTTCTACTATCTGAAACTTTCCATCTCTTAGCTTAAAATCATTCTTTTCAAAATCCCAAGCATATTCCTTTGGGATACTACTTACTTCTGTTTCCTCTGCTGTAAATGAAGCAATTACATTTGCTAAATTTGAATTAGCTTCTGGCAATATGTTAGCCATCACATTTCACCACCTTACAAAGTATTATCCATGTTTGATTATCTACTGTAGGTAAAACCGCAAGTTCATCACCAACTTTAATTGTATCCTTAGTTGTTATTATATTTCCTGTACAATTAGGCGCTATGGATACATTTCGGGAATATCCTTGTAATAAATAATCAGCTATATAAAGATCATCCTTATATAGCTGTAGATTATTTGTTTGGATTATAATTTCAGGAGGCGGTGATATAACTTTACCAATACAAATGCTTAACGGATTACATTCTGCACCTTTCTTTGTCATTAAATTTAAAATTTTCACATATGGATCCATTAATTATCCACCTCCTGTAAATCCATTTTATTTGTTAAACTTACGGTCAGCTTCATAGTGTATTTTCCTGTTCCACATTCCCAAGTATGAGAATCTGCATTGATATATACTGTAGCATTTTGCAATAAACCTAAATACCATATCTTAGTTTTAGCTGCATATCCTGTTATGCAGCTGTAATCTCCAATAGCTTCAATTGATATTTCCTCATTGAAGCCATATAATTTATTTTTTGCTACTTCATAAGTATCTTTATCATCTTCTACTCCATAACTTATTTGGAAAACACCATAATTTTTTATAGCTTCTGCATTTTCAACTTTATCTACATAATTTCCATTAACATCAAACATGACAACCCTATTCACCATATTTTCCAAAGAATCTTTATAACTCAAATCTATAATGTTATTGTTATATACATCCTTATTACTGGACTGAAGTGTATAATTTGAAATAACTTGTCCTTTTTCAATTATGCTTAATTGATCAGCTTTCATTATAGGAATATATTGTTTTCCATTTAGTTTGCTTACCTCACTATAACACTGCATTATTATATTATAATAGGTTTTATCTAAGCATAGTCTATTGATTGGAATACCTGTAGTTACTATATTTCCTTGTTTTATATTGACCTCTTCACAAGCTTTAGCTGCAACATTTTCAGGTGGCATATTTTTAATATTCATGCTTGTTGATGAATTCATAATAAATCTCATATAATCATAGCAAGTGAATGTTTCCTCTTGATTTGAGCTGCCTAAGGTTCTATCTACCACTTCTCCTCTAAAGATTTCTCCATGCTCATCCTCCACAATACTAATTAAGGTGCCTGGGCCTATTTGAACTCTAGGCTGCTTTTCATCTGATAATGAATAAATCATACTAAACGAACACCTTCTGGCTGGCTGATCTACAGATGCTGATAATTCAACACTTTTACATACTGGGGTTATATCTGTTAAATTCCATCCATCATATAAACTATATATCTTAATCATATTCTTCACCTAATACCTTAAGCATATATTGGTTTTTAGCTTTTTTATCTAACACTTTAATCATAAGTTACCACCTAATATATTATTTGAATCTGTTAAACTAAAGCTTGCCCCCCATCTACCTACAAGCTTTTGATTCAATTTTATTACCTTGTATTGTTTCAAATTCAAAGTAAAATATACATCTCTAGTACCATCTCTTTCACCATATTCAAAGGTTTCTATTGAAAATAAATCATTAATAGGTGTATTGGTAAGGATTATCCTTATAGGCTTTTTACTTTTCCTCCACTTTTCTATTTGTGCTACGCACTCAAAAGGTGTAGGAATATCTGAATATGCACAAAAATTATATTCTTGTGCAGGAAAAAAGCCTTCAAAAGATATCTCTGAAAGCTTTGAGTCTCCTAATATATTTACTTCTCCAATTGATTCAACATTAATTACTGAATTATTATTACCTAATTTAATCGAATAACTAGAAGGTGGTACTGGCAGTTGCAGCCAGGTTCTTCCTTGATTAAACCAAAATTCTATCATATAAAATACCTCCTATCCCATTCCAAGTGCTGTTTGAGTTAATTTGTTTGCTAATGCTGTTGCAATTTTATCTATATCGCCTTCTTCTCTGATTATTATAGAATCAGCGAGTTTTGCTATTGTTATTGCAAAACCATTTTGTCCTGAGTCTTCCTTAGCTGCGCCTGTTACTGTTGAATTTACGCCTCCAGCTTTGCTTCCGCCAGATAGATTCTTATTCATATTGGTTTTAATACCAACTGAAAGATCTTTAACTGGATCAGTTACTAGATGAGTATTAACTTTAATTCCAGTTCCCATGCCCTTCATGAAGTCTGGCATCCAGCTTTCATAATCTGTAAGAGGTCCTTGATCTGGTACTGAAAAATGAAGGAATGATCTTATTTTATCTGCTACGCCTTTAACTGCATCTTCAATGTAGCCTACTGCTCCTTTTATCCCATCAACAATACCCATTATCATATCTTTTCCCCAAGTTAGTGCTGTTTTGGCTATATCTTTAAATACTGCACTTATTGCATTTATAACATTTTTAACAATATCAACAGCACCATTAAATACTTTTGAAACTGTTTCTTTTATTGTATTCCATGCACCTGACCAATCTCCATTTATAATTTGCATTACAGTTTTAATAACTCCTGTAACTACACTAAGTACAGTTGAAATTATTGTTTTTATATTATTAAAAACTGCACCTACATATGTTTTTATAGTTTGCCCATGAGCATTCCAAAAAGACATTATTACATTTAAAACTGTTGCAATAACAGTTTTAATAGCTGTCATAACTGTTGTAATAGTTTGTTTTATTAGTGGCCAGTTAGCTTTTATCCAATCAACTACTTTCTTAAACATTTCAATTGCAAAAGCCAAAACCGGCTTTAAAATTGAATTCCAGACTAGCTGAATCCCTTTGAATACATTTTGAACTACAATTTTTATTTGCGGTAAATGTTTTTGTATCCAGTCGACAACTTTTCCAAAACTTTCAACTAAAAACATTAGCACTGGCTTTAATACTGAATTCCAAACTGATTGAATACCTTTGAATACATTTTGAATAGTATTTTTAATTTGAGGCATATGTGCTTTAATAAATTCTACTAGAGACTTAACTATTGTAGTTATTAATTTCATGGTTTTGGTTACAACTTCACCAACTTTTGCTCCAAACAAGTTTGAAAATAATGCTCCTATCCCTTCAGCTGCACTTCCTGTTTTCTTAAATACATCAATTGCTGATTTTACCGCTCCTGAAATTTTATTAAATACTCCCATAACTATATCTCTTATTCCACCAAAATTTGTGGCAAATGCAGCTGCTAATAATGCAATCACTCCCACAACTAGCATAATAGGAATTGGAAATTTAGAGAATAATCCCATAACTCCTGATAGAGGAGAAAAGAACGTTCCTATCACGCTCTTAAACATTCCAAATCCACCAATCAATGTTCCAAATACAGCAGTAAGACCTAAAGTTTTAGCAATAATATCCATTATCGGCTGTGGTACATTTTTTATTGCCTGTGCTGCACCTAAAAATACTTCAGCTACTTTTTTAACATAGGGTAATAAAACCATACCTATATTAGTTTTTATATCATTAATTACATTTGATAACTGTGTCATTCGTCCTTCATACGTATTTGCCGCATCAGCAGCTGATCCTCCAAATTCATTATTAAGTGAACTTAATATTACTTTTTGAGCTCCAGCCATATCTCCAACCTTTTGCATCACCTGTATTTGTCTTTTTTGTTCTTCAGTAAATTTAGCTCCCGCTCCAATTAAATCCTCAATTCCATTAGTTGGATCATCAAGTGCTTTACCTAACACTTTACTGGCTTCAACAGGCCCTGTACCCATTTTTTGTGCCATATCCAGCATTGCCTGTGAAGCTTTTGGAAATACATCCTTACCTATATTTGTAAATGTAAGTAATACATTCTGACCAGCTTGAATAGTTCCAGCAGCAAATGTAGTTGTATTACTTAATTGTGATGCCATTTTACCTACTTCTTGAGCTGTAACTCCTGCAGCACCACCGGTAGACTTAATTGTTTGCGCTAGCTCTAAATTAATTTTTTCTGCTTTCGAAGCACCATCAACACAATCCTTTAAAAAACCTGCAGTAGCATTTCCCACATCTCCTATTGCTTTTTTAGCTGTGCTTAATCCATTTGCTATTTTACTACCAACTCCTGATGCTTTAGATGTTCCTTCTACTTTTTTTGTTGCTTCTGTAGCTGTTTCTCCCAAATGCTCAAGAGAATTTTTAGACTTTTGAACTCCATCAATAAGACTTTGACTTGATTTTCCTGTTTTCGCAAACTGATTATTCATTTCTGCTACCTTAGAAGAAACCTCTCTTGAGCTTTTTACAAGACTAACAGTAGCACCTCCAACCTCTGATATTACCTTCGCTGCGGTATTTAAACCAGTAGCCAGCCTATTGCTAAAGTCCAATACTTTAGCTGATACACTTACATTCTGTGCAGTTTGAGCAGTCTTTTTCCCAAAACCATCTACAGATTCTTGAGCTTTTTGAACAGCAACAATAAAATTTTCTGTTACATTTATTGCAACATTCAATTGATTTATATTTATCTGATTCATATTCACTGCATATGCCATTAATCATCACCCCCTGAATTTAGGGCTTCTATTTGTTTCATTTTATCTTCAATTTCTTGTTCAATAAAAGCACTGATGATAATCTTTTCTCCAAATCCTCTATTTAAAGTATCTGCTGGCCACTTATCATGCAGCTTCCAGCAGTGATATAGAAGATTAACAGTTTCATCAGTGCTTATAAGTTTTTTATGTCTTCTTTTTTATTTGAGGTGGATTCTACTCCTGATATTTCTGTTACAGTATCTGCTAAAATATCAACTTCACCAGGTAAAAATATTTTATTCATAAGTTCCTTAGGTGTTGGAGCTTTAAAATGTTTCATAAGCTCTTCAGATCTAAGCTCTGAAACCCCTGCAAGAACTGTTTCTATTTTTGCCTGTGCTGTAGCAAAACCTTGAATATTTCCTTTCTTATCTACTTGAAGAACTCTTTCTTGAATTTCATTATATCTTTCCATAGAAATAGCGTTACAAGTAAAGGTAATTTCAGCATTCCCAAGCTTTGCAAGTTTAAGTTTTACCTCCTTTGATGGCACTTCAATTTTACCTGCATCTATTTTTAATAATTGTTCAACTAAATTCATAATTTTCATCTCCACTTTCTTATTATAATTTGAATAAATTTTCCCATACTTTTATTAACTAGATACATGTTTTAAGTCAATCCTATAAAATAAACATGTATCTAATTACAATTTATCAATACTTAATTTAAAGCTTTTATTGTGGCTCTATTAAGTCCAAGAAATCATAGCCCGAAAAAGTAAATGGAAGTGTTTCCTCGACATTCTTTTTAACTTCCCAGTCTGCTATTGTTAATTCATCAAAAGTAACATCCTTAAGCACTACTCTTTCAGCTCCCAATGCATCTGGGTCTGCTAATTTAGATATGATAGTACATACTGTTTGCTTTCCTTGTTTAATATTGTCCTTCATTAAAATTGCCATTCTTGATGATACATGATGTAATTTCAAGGATCCCTTACCTTCTATTCCTGTTACCTTGCTTCTTTTCCATAAATCCCTTGTAAAATTAACATCTACCTTTGTTAAAGTAACCTTTGCTTGAAGAGCTGATACCTCTGAAACGTATTCTCCATTGATCCATACTTCTCCCCATGTTCCATTTATAACTTGTTTTGCTTGTGGCATAAATATTCCCTCCTATATATATATTTGAAATTTAATATCTTCAATTGCGTCTAAAATAGTAGTTTGTCCTCTAAGGAATACTTGAGAACCTGTATTACTTTCTTTTATTTCTTGATCCTTCATTGCTCCAAGGTCTGTTCCTTGACTTTTTAAATAAACTTTTTGTGCTTCTAAATCAATTTCAGCTTTATTTTGGCCTTCAATGCTGCTATCAAGCAATCCATCTAACTCTAGCCCTTCAAAATATCCATTAATAGCTGTAATAAGTAAACATTTGTGATCATAATCATTTGGATATTTACCAATATAACTATCTTCTGCAGTTGTCTTAATGTCATCATGTATTAAATCCATAATATCTACGATTTTAATCTTCTTAAAATCCTCACCTTTATTTTCAATTGTAGTAACAAAGCTATTTACTGCTCTATCAATCTTAACTTTCTTTCCATCATTAAATAAGATCAATTTACCTGCATCAACAGCAGCATCTCTTTCTTCTTTCTTTAAATGTGGAACATCAACCACTTCTGGAAGTGGTGCAAAAGTGGCACTAATAGTCAGAGGTGTTCCTGCAAGCATCCCTGCAATTCTTGAACAATATTCTGCTGCAGTATAAGTTTTATTAGCTGTTTTGATATTATCTGTAGAAAAATTAATAATTCCTTCGTTATCTGCTGGACAATGAGGAAGTACTGCTTTTACTTTAATATCCTTAGTATTTCTTAATTGCTTAATCCAAGTAGCAAAATCTGTTGCTCTTGCAGTAATATTTGCTTCTGTATCGACCTTACCATCTGCTGCCAAACCAATTTCTGGCACTACTACGTAATCCCATTTAATTGTTTCTAGTTGATTTTGTGCTTCAGAATAATCATGTGCATCTGGTGCTATTACATAAGCAAGCACTTTCTTAGGTGGATTTTGATATCCTATCATAGTAAGTTTTATTTGTTCCTTATTAAAATCTGATAATCCCTCAGGAATTTCATATATATTCTCCATTTTGATTGGATTACTATATGTTGCCGGCATAGTATCCTTTAAAATAAGCACTACAACACCTCTTTCTCCTCTTTTCATTGCAGTTATTCCTGCTTGTTTAAATACGATTTGTATTGATGGTTCTCCCATTTTCTATTCCTCCTTAAAATTTTAAATTAATCGCTTCTGCTTTAGGGCTTTGAATCTTATTAAAGCTTCTATCTTCAGTAAATTCCAACTTAAGCTTAAGATGTATTTCTGTATTTTTTGCCCTTCCTCTTAACCTTCTTATCTTTGCAGCTCTATCTAAAACCTTTATATATCCGCTACTGAAAGTTTCCCGCATAATATCCCAAACTTCATTTTGTGCTATCAAGTCAACATTCATAAATTCATCTAATGGCGGATAATAAATAATTTTCATGGTTATTATATTTAAATAACTATTTCTATTTAGATCTATCTGCCTGCTAGTAATATAATGAATAAAAAAAGAAGGTCTTGCAAAATCCTTCTCTAGCTTTGATGTATATACTTTTGTGTTTGGGAATTTCTCAATTAACATTCCATTAATTGAATTAATTATTTCATTAATCATGAACCTCCTCCTATAATTTTATAAGTTATAATTTAGGATTATTAAAAACTTATGCTGCAATTTTCTCCCCCTTCCCTTAAGTACCCTTTCTTTTTATAAGTTCAAAGTACCTTGCTTTGAGTTCAAGATATTTTTTCAACATAAAAAGAACCCCCATTTCTAAGAGTTCTTTTTATAATTCAAATATATATGATAAGAAAATATTATTTTGTAAAATAATATTTACATGTTTAGTTATTTTTATGTTTCTAAATTAACCATATATAACTGCTTTAATTATTATTATTTGCTTTGGTTTTAAAAGCTTAATAAATAATAATGTTTGAAATTTATCTTTTCTTCTCACTTACTATTATATTACGTATTATTACTATTTTCTTATACACTTTATCTAATATTCCTATAATTTTTCTATAATTTTTTTACATCATAGGAATTTTTAAGCTTTCAGCCTTATCATCACCCATAGATTTATATATACTTCTTATTTTTATTCTTCATAATTTCATATCATTAATTTTAAGTCAGAATCACCCATACCTGGCTAGTGCTTTAAATCCAAAAATTAAAAAGACGTATACAGATTTTTTTCTGTATACGCCTTTATCTCAATAGTAGTTTAAATTTTTGTATTATTAACATAATTAAATTTCTTATGAAACATACCTTTCCATCTTCTTAGCTGCTTGCTTCTCTAATTGCTTGATTCTTTGATAGGATAAATTTAATTTGTCTTGTACTACATAGTATTTTCTACGCTCTATGTGAATTATTTGAATTATATCCTTTTCCTCCTCCGTTAATATGGTTAATGCATTATTAATCTTTTCCAACTCTCTTTTTTTAGTTGCTTGTTCCCTAAATAATTGAACTTTCCTTTCCATTAGCTTTTCTGCC